AAAAACAAAAATCATCACACAGAGAGGTAAATAAATGCCAAAGGTCGGAAATAAGAAGTTCCCATATACAGCCAAAGGTAAGAAAGCAGCCAAGGCTTATGCAATGGGTGAGAAGATGGAATCTAAGAAGGAAAAGATGATGGAAGCTAAGAAGGGCAAGAAAGCGATTGCCAAGAAAGCCAAGTCAAAGAAGAAGTAATAATGGCAGCCAAGAAGAGTAAGGCAGATCCTCGGCTCAAAAAAGCCGGGGTGTCTGGCTATAACAAACCAAAGAGAACCCCATCTCACCCAACCAAGTCTCATGTGGTCGTAGCCAAAGAAGGTTCACAGGTTAAGACAATCAGATTTGGACAACAGGGTGTAACTGGTGATCGTCAACCAACAAAAAGACAAAAGTCATTCAAGGCTCGTCACGCAAAGAACATTGCCAAGGGCAAGATGTCAGCCGCATATTGGGCAGATAAGGTGAAGTGGTGAAGAAGAAGAAAGCATTCTGGGATACAAAGAACCCAAAGAAGAAATCTACAAAACTAACACCTGCACAAAAAGCTCAGGCTAAAGCAAGAGCAAAGGCTGCCGGTCGCAGGTATCCAAACCTTGTGGATAACGCAGCAGTATTGAAGAAGAAAGGCAAGTAATGGCAACAGGCACTAACGGTAGTACCTTTACAGCAGAACTTAATCGTCTTGCTAATGGTGGTACTTATCCTGCTTTGCAGGATTATGTTGATGATGCATTAGCAGCAAACACTTGGGCTGGCACTACTGGCCTTGATGTCGTTGGTGCCTTGAATGTCAAAGCAGGAAACACTAGACCTAACTATAAGGATCTTCGTGGTGTATGTAATCAACTTGGTAGCACTACCGATAAGGCACCTGCTGCTGCCCTGAGAGCTAGGGAATCCTAATGTCAACAACTTTCGGACAACTTATCGACAAGGTTGCCTTTAATATTCAAAGCGGTGCAGCTCAACAAGAGACTGCCACTTGGATTAACCAAGCGGCTGGAATTACGAGTTCTGATACATCGTTTATAGTTAACGAAACAAGTCAAATGGGTCGTGGTCTTATTGAAATCGGCGATGAACTACTATATGTTGATAAAGTAGATAACGCTACAAAGACAGTAACCATTGCCCCATGGGGTAGAGGATTCCGTGGCACCACAGCAGCTTCTGCTGCTAATAATGCCAAGGTAGTTGTTGCACCTGTTTATCCAAGAGCTTTAATCAAGCAAGCTATTAACGACACAATTCAGGCTTCTTACCCAGAGTTATTCGGAGTAGCAACACATACTTTCTCCTTCAACTCAGCCGTGACAACCTATTCACTTCCTTCTGCTGCTGAATATATTCTCGATCTTAAATGGCAAACCATTGGATCGACTAAAGAGTGGCTCAATGTTCGGCGTTATGATTTTGACAAGGTTGCAAATACCACAGAGTTTGCTAATGGTAAAACCATTAACATATTCGACTCTATAGATCCGGGTCGAACAGTCCAAGTTGTCTACGCTAAAGCACCGACATCCTTATCATCTGATAGTGATGTATTCGAAACCGTAACTGGTTTCCCATCAAGTAGCGTTGACTGCATAACCTACGGTGCAATGGCTCGTCTGCTTATGAATATTGATGCAGCTCGAGTACCTGCACAGTCTGTCGAGGCAGATATGCTCGACCAGTCCAAGCCAGTAGGCGTTGGATCATCTACTGCTCGTTTCTACTTAGGTCTTTATACACAAAGACTTCAGCAAGAAGCAGCAGGTCTTAGAGACTTATACCCTCCCCGACTCCACTATAAGAGGTAACGAATGGCACAGAATAGATATTATTCCTCTACAGCAAAGCAAGCTTCCTTATCTTCATCGATAAGTAGCGTTGCTACAAGCATCACGCTGGACTTGACTACTGGTTTTCCAGCCAGTTATCCATACTCGTTGGTCATCGATCCAGATACCAACAAGGAAGAGATTGTCAAGGTAACCGCCTCTGGTGGTGGAACGACCCTTACAGTTGTCCGTGGTGACGATAATACTACGAATGTTTCTCACTCAGCCGGTGCCACGGTTCGTCATATTGTTTCTGCTCAAGACTTCACAGATTTCTCGTCTCACCTCGGATCAACAGCAAGTCCAACAACTACCGGTGTCCACGGAGTATCAGGAACCATCGTTGGAACTAGCGATACCCAGACTCTCAGCAATAAGACTCTTACTGCTCCAAAGTTTGCTAATGGTGGATTCGTTGCTGACGATAGTGGCAATGAACAGATTATCTTCAATAAGACAGCATCTGCTGTCAATGAGTTCACAGTAACCAACGCTGCTACTGGTAATAACCCAAGTCTTGCAGCTACAGGTGGAGACACCAACATCTCAGTCAACATTGTTCCTAAAGGATCAGGAACTGTTCAGGCTGCTGGTGTAGATATAGCGACTATTAGTGGATCTCAAACATTAACCAATAAAACAATCAGTCTTGGATCAAACACAGTCACAGGTACAAAGGCTCAGTTCAACTCTGCCATGACAGATGCTGACTTTGCTACTCTTACCGGATCAGAAACCCTGACCAATAAGACAATCAATCTTACAGATAACACTCTCTCAGGTACTGTAGCTCAGTTCAATACAGCTCTATCTGACGATAACTTTGTAACTCTTACAGGTAGTGAGACCCTTACAAACAAGACTATTACAAGCCCTACAGTCACAGGTTTATTCCTTAATGACTCAAGCATCGTATTTGAAGGATCTTCTGCCGATGCTAATGAGACAACCCTTACAGTTACAAACCCTACTGCTGATCGAACAATCACCCTTCCAGATGCCACAGGTACTGTAACTCTTGATGGGGTTGCATCTACTCTTTCTTCTAAGACTATTACAAGCGGAACCTTGGGTTCTGATCTTGCAGCAGGTGGCTACAAGGTAACAGGATTAGGAACTCCAACCTCTGGTGGAGATGCAGCTACAAAGACTTATGCCGATACCAAGTTGGCATTGTCTGGTGGAACCATGACCGGTGCTATTGATCTTGGCACAAACAAGATTACAAATCTTGGAACTCCAACTTCAACTGGCGATGCCGCAACTAAAGGATATGTGGATACTCAGGTATCCAATCTTGTAGATGCAGCTCCGGGTGCATTAGATACTTTGAATGAGTTGGCTGCTGCAATCAATGATGATGCAAACTTCTCAACAACTATTACTAACTCCATAGCAACCAAGTTATCTCTATCCGGTGGCACTATGACAGGTGCCATTGCTATGGGTACAAATAAGATTACAGGTCTTGGAACGCCTACATCTAGTGCAGATGCAGCAACTAAAGACTATGCAGATGGCAAACTTGCTTTAACAGGTGGAACCCTTTCTGGCAACCTATCTTTGGGTAACAACAAGATTACCTCTCTTGGGGATCCATCAGCATCTAGCGATGCAGTTAATAAGTCATACATTGATACCCTCTTTGGATCAACTTCTTCTGCTGCTACCTCAGCCTCATCGGCTGCCACATCTGCTTCTTCAGCAGCAACCTCTGCTTCCTCAGCGGCTACATCGGCATCTTCTGCCTCAACCTCAGCATCCTCTGCTGCAACTTCAGCCACTTCGGCTGCTAACTCAGCATCAGCGGCTGCTGCCTCTTATGACTCCTTCGATGATCGATACCTTGGTGCCAAGTCAACTGCACCAACTGTAGATAATGATGGAGATACTCTCCTTGTTGGTGCAACCTATTGGAATACACCATTGGCCACCATGTATGCATGGAGTGGTACTGCTTGGATTGCAATATCTGCAACATCTGCTGTGGCATCAGTTGCTGGCACAACTAATAGAATAACCTCGACCGGCGGATCGACACCAGTCATTGACATTGCTTCGGCATATGACGATGAGAGAATTGTTGTAGATCTAATGGACATCTACTAAGAAAGAAAGGAACAGTAACTTATGGCTGTAACCTCAAAAGTGTTGGCTAGAACAGCAGCAACTACTTCTAGTACAACTCTATACACATCACCGAATACAAGCACTACTGCTGTAGTGACTAATATCGTGATCTCCAATACTGCAACATCTCAATCAACAGCAACCGTCTCCATGGATGGTGTTGTGATTGTTCCAACTATTAAGTTGGATGCTAACTCTGTTGTTGGTTTTGATATCAAGCAGGTTCTTCCTGCTAATAATCCAGCGAAGACTATTACTGGATATGCATCAACAACTGCTGTTAACTTCCATATTAGCGGAGTGGAGATTGCCTAATGCCTTTTCAACAATATCCTTTTAAGGGTGGTATTCCTTCTGGCAATACTGCCAACAGACCCGGTAGCCCAGTAATCGGAGATACTTATTACAACGGTCAACTTGAAGTTCTTGAAATCTATAATGGAACAACATGGGTTGCTGTATCTGCACCTCCAGCAACTCCTTCAATAGCAACTCCAACTGATGCTTCTACTGGTGATGCTTATTCTGCAACCGCAGGAAAACTTTCCGTTGTATTTACAGCCGGTATTGGAGGAAGTACCCCAACACAATATAATGCATTTACCACTACTGGCGGATTTAGTGGCTCTAGTTCAGGAACTACTGTAACTATTTCTGGTTTAACCCCGGGAACTGCATATGCTGTATATGGTAATGCTCAAAACAATTTTGGAACAACAGTAAATACAGGTAACTCGGCTTCTGCGACTCCGACTACACTTCCAGAGGTAAGAACTATTGGAACGGCAAGTACATCAAGTGTAACTTCAGATGTTACGGTTACTTGGACTAATGGAAACAATGGTGGAAAAAACCTTACATCAATAACCATTACTCCATTCCTAAACGGAACTACTGCTCAAACTTCACAAACTGCATCTTCTACAAGTGCAACATCACATACATTTACTGGATTAACACAAGGATCAAGTTATACCTTTAAGGTTAAGGCAACTAACGCAAATGGAACCTGTGCAGATTCAACTGCAACAAACTCTATAACAGTTCCTTCTTTTGTTTCGGTTGAATATCTTGTTATTGCTGGTGGTGGTAGTGGTGCAAGCCCCGGTGGTGGTGGCGGTGCTGGTGGTTACAGAACTGGCACACTAACACTTGCTAAAAATACAAACTTTACAGCAACTGTTGGTGGTGGCGGTGCCGCTGTTTCTTCAGGTGTTGGCAATAAAGGTACTAACTCTGTATTTTCTACAATCACAGCAACTGGTGGTGGTAGAGGAACAAACGGTGGTACAACTGGACAGGCTGGTGGTTCTGGTGGTGGAGGTTCTCGTGATGGAGCCCAACCCGGCGGAAGCGGTAACGAAGGTGGATATTCACCAGTTGAAGGTTATGCTGGTGGAACCTCTCAGGTTGGTGGCTATGTCGGTGGCGGCGGTGGTGGTGGTGCATCACAGGCTGGTACAGGCGGCAGCGGTGCAGGTACACAAGCTGCAAACGAAACTGGTGGCCCCGGTGGAAACGGTGCTGCTTCATCAATTACTGGAACATCTGTAACTCGTGCTGGTGGTGGTGGTGGTGGTTGTGAACCACCTACTGGTGTTAGTGCTGGTGCTGGTGGATCAGGTGGCGGTGGTGCTGGTGGCAAATCAAGCGGAACAGGTACTGATGGAACAGCAAATACTGGTAGTGGCGGTGGTGGCACCGGCAATAGTGGAATTACAACTGGCGGCGGTGGTGCTGGTGTAATTATTTTGCGTTATCTTACTTCTGGTAACACTATTACGGTTGGTGCTGGATTGACAGCCGATGCTACAGGTACTGATGGTTCTTATTCGTACAAGCGTATTACTGCTGGTACGGGAAATGTGAGTTGGTCATAATGGCACATTATGCTTTTTTAGATAAAAACAACATTGTTACTGAAGTAATCACAGGTGTTGATGAAACAGAACTTATTGAAGGATTACATCCTGAACATTGGTATGCACAGTTCAAGGGTAAAGGTTGTAAGCGTACTTCCTATAACACTATAGGAAATAAACATAAATCTGGTGGCACTCCATTTAGAGG